TTCCATGAATTAGATTCTATTATTACTAGGGTGGGGATTGATTGCAAAATCCATTTTAGTGGAGATTTAGAGCAAACTGATTTAGTTAAACCTTCAGAAAAAGCCGGAGCCCCGTCTTTCCTAAGAATTTTAAATGAAATGGTAGAATTTGAAAGGATTGATTTTACTATTGAGGATATTGTTAGATCGGGAACGGTTAAAAATTATATTATTGCAAAAAATAATTTAGGATTATTTTCAAATCCGGGCTTGACAGATTGACTATTTCATGATACTCTTCTATAAAAGAACCTATAAATGCCTTTTATTCATAAAACACTAACTGTTCCAGAATTAGAACGATTTCATATTGACGGAAAACGATTCTATCGTAAGAAAGACTCTGATGATCCAATGAATTTTATTTCTATTACTACAATTATTTCTAATTATAGTAAAGAAAAATTTGCTAATTGGAGATTAAAAATTGGCGAAGATGAAGCCAACAGGATTACAAAAGCTGCCACAACAAGAGGAACGCATATGCACAATCTTGTTGAACATTATTTAGAAAATAAAGATCTTCCTAAATCCGCCCCTCTTCCAAAACTTCTTTTTGATGTTGCGAAGCCAGAACTCAATAAAATAAATAATATATTGGGTATTGAAATTCCTTTATATAGTGAATATTTGGGAATTGCGGGCACAGTAGATACGATTGCAGAATATAATGGAGTTCTTAGTATCATAGATTATAAAACAAGTGAACGTCCAAAGCCGGTTTCCTGGATTGAGGGATATTTTGTACAAACTATGGCATACTCGTGCATGTTGTATGAAATGACGGGAATAATGGCAAAACAACTCGTTATTATCATGGCATGTGAAAATGGAGAAGTCGAAACATATATTGAGACAGATTTAAAAAAATATATTAAACTACTTAGAAAGTACATTCAGAAATTCAAGGAGGATCATGAGTAAAGTTAATTACAAACAAGAACTAAAACAAGAACTAGAAAAGAAATTTCACTCTCCTGAGAAGTTTACTCAGGGAGTAGAAAACATAATCAAGAATAATCCAGATTATAATTATATTAATGCTATAGTAGAATACTGTGAAGAAAATGATATTGATGTTGAATTAGTTCCTAAACTTATGACAAAACCACTTAAAGAAAAACTTAAGTGGAATGCAATGGAATTAAATTTTCTTAAGAAAACTTCTTTCGGTAAACTGCCACTTTAAAAACTGTCCATCTTTCTTTGAAATTCGATGATGACCCCTTATGATGTCTATGAGAGGTATCTCTCCATAAGGATGCATTTTACTAGTCCCGAATACAATTATTTCAAGTACTCAGGAAAAATTCGGACAAGTAAAGAATCCTTCAATAAAAGAAAAGATAGATATTTCTTTGAAAAACTTTCCCGGAAAAAAACAGAAAAAGAAGTAGTAGAATTTTTTGTTTCAAATTTTATTGAATCATCTGATCCTTCTAAAATGTGGGTTGGTGAATTAAAGGAAAAAGGAGAAGAGAATTACATCAGTTGGAAAGGTAGGGTCCAATCTCTGACTTATAAATTTAATGAAGATCTAAAGATCTTAACTAAAAACAATCATTTATTTGAAGTTTTATTTTCAGATAAAGGTCATCCAAAAATTATCAAACAATATCTTGGAGGGAAAGTCTCCATAGAAACATTAGTAATCTTTGACAATTTGACTTCTTTTATGAGTAAGTTGAATTCTAATGATCCAGTTCTTGATATTGTCATACATAAAGTTAACAAGTACAAACCTTTTCTTTCTTATGATAAAGAAAAGTTCGTAGAGAAAATAAGAGAGATTCTTTAATTTTTCTGGGTTGGTAAACCCGTCAACAAAGCTTCCAGTGTTCCGTTATTTAAATTAAAAACATGGATTTTAAACAACTAAAAAAACAGTCTTCTCTTGGTAGTCTAACTGAAAAACTTCTTAAAGAAGCAGAGAAGATGGGTGGATCTTCATCGATGAAGGATGAACGAATCTTTACTGTCGAGAGGGATAAATCAGGTCTTGGTCTCGCTGTTGTTCGTTTTCTACCAGCTCCTTCAGGTGAAGAGAATGCATTTGTAAAACTCTATAATCATGGATTTCAAGTCAATGGTAAGTGGTTGATTGCCAACTGTCCGACCACTATCAGTCAGCAATGTCCGATTTGTACCAAAAATTCAGAGTTATGGAATTCAGGAATTGATGCAAACAAGAAAATTGTTGGGCAGCGTAAGCGTAAACTCAGTTTTTACAGTAACGTTTATATTGTAAAGAATCCTGCTAATCCAGAACTAGAAGGGACCGTAATGCTCTATCGATATGGTCAAAAGATCTTTGATAAGATTATTTCAGCTATGAAACCAGAATTTGAAGGTGATGAATCAGTTGATCCCTTTGATCTTTGGAATGGTGCTGATTTTAAGATTAAGGTAAAAACTGTAAAAGAAGCTGGTGGAGCTTCATACCCCAACTATGATGAAAGTTCGTTTATGGCTCCATCTTCTTTAAGTGACGATGATGAAGAACTAGAAAAAATTTGGAAACAGTGCTATTCACTTCAAGATCTAATTTCTCCTGATAAGTTTAAGAGTGAAGAAGAGCTTCAAAAGCGTCTAGATGTTGTACTAGGAACGACCGCACCTGCTTCATCTCCTGTCCACCATCAAGAAGAAGAAATCGAAAAACAATTTAAGTCTGATGATCTAGACCTGACTAAAGAACTTGAAACTTCTTTTAGGAGGTCAACTCCAGTCGATGAAGAAGAAATGGATGATGATCTTCTAAAATTCCAAGAACTAGTCGGATAATTTCTGAATAGACATAATTAGGCATCCCTTCGGGGATGTCTTTTTTAATGATTATAAATTCTTGTGTTATCTCCTTTCTTTAAGTTTCTACTTACATATTGAGAACTTTCTTTATAAGTCATAATTTCTTGTAAGTTTTCAAGTAGAACATTTAAGTATTGTTGCTTTAATAAAAATATATCTCTTTTTTTATTCTCTTTATTAATTTCATAATCATAATTTGTTATTGGAATAACAAATTCTGTTGATGGAATTGGAACAGTGTATCCTAACCCAGTATCATAAAATTCATAATAATATGCATTACCTGATGTAACTAGGCCACCTTCTATAACTAGAAATCTAATTTCTTCTTTTCTTGGAGTTGATAGAGTTGGTGTTGGATTATTTGGTGCTTGTGGTAGTTTGTAAGTAAATACAGTTGGAGTCAAAATTCCATCTATTTGGAATTTACCATTATAATCGTCTTCCCCTATATTTGATATAATAACTTCATCTCCATTTTGTAAAAACGAAATTTCATTTTCTGTAACTACAGTGACTGTAGTTGGATCGTTTATTGGATCTGAAATATAAATTAAATCAATTTTAGAATTAATAGTTTCTATAAAATTCCCATTTGTTTTCCATGTTGGATTAATTACTGTTCCTGGATTTAAATAAACTTTTCCTAAAGAATCTGTAATTGTAGAAGTCTCATAATGATGAATTCCATTATAAAGATTATCATAAGACTGATACTTTTGAAGCATTGTTTTATCAAAAGCATCTTGGGTCATCGGCCATTCGTCTTGAACATTTACAATATTGTTTGATAGGAAAATAATCCAATCAAGTGTCGCATCCCCGTAGTAATTTTTTGCAACAACATCTGGTCTTTCATCACCTAAGATACTGTATTTTTCAAAAAATACTAAATCATTAAAAACTTCTTCAAAGATCTTTCCTCTTTTGAAGAAATTTTTAATTTGGATGTAGTCATCTATTTTAGCATTAGGGAGTCTGCTAACATAATCGAAGTTTGGGATGTACTTAAAATAGTGTGACATTAGTATCCTATTGGGTGACCGTCTTGATAATCTACATCATAAATCGGATGAAGCTCTTTAAATTGTAATTGCATTGTGTACATGAACATTGTTTTACTTTGATCATTAAATGTCATATAAGACCCCATTGGAGTGTAATCCACATTACATGCCTGAAGAGCGCACATTCTTATTTTATTTAATGATGGATGTTCTTTCATTTCTGCCAAGTACTCAATTTTAAATACATATGGAGATTGCAAGAACATATTATTAGCTGGGTATACTCTTGCTGCCATATATTTTTTGAAAAAATTTATTATTGCTTTAACATTTGTAGCATCTTTATCGTTTTTTGAAATCATTCCAACACTAAATGCGAATGATCTTAGCTGAGGGGAATTAAAAAGAAGTTCTAAGTTTGGGTTAAATATTCCTCCAGTGGCTCTTGTAAATAATCCATTAGCAGATACTGCTTGACTAGCAAGAAATAGTCTTGTCATATTTTGCATTGCTGAGTCATTTCCAAACCCCTTAATGAGTTCCCACATAGATGCTCCAGCGTTATTAAGGTTTGGGGTATCTTGATTTACTCCATTCATAGCCATTAATGAAATTTCAGCCAATTTCATTTGTAATGGATTGAATGTATCAGGTGACCAATCAACCGCATTAGTATCTGATATTCTTGTTATGGGCAAATAAACTTCTTCCTCTCCCACTCGTACATAATTATCTTCATCTTTCCTTGAAGTTAAACTTGATGACTGAAGAGCCCTAATTACTTGGTCTGGAGATTGTCCAGGGGATTTCTTAGATTTATAGATTGTAAATCTTATTTTATCTTGCTTATCATCCATATCTGAAGGATAAGTTAATACTCTATATGTATCTTTGGGTCTTATTAATTTATTATCAGTTAAAGTTGCTTGACCTCTTGTAACTCCTCCGACTGGTGTTCCCCCTGGCGGAGTACCTGCTGCTGGTCCCGCAGTAGCAGTTCCGGTGGTTGGTGTGCCTCCTGTTCCCGCTCCAGTCCCTAATGGATTAGCTGCACTTGTGTTTCCTGCCTCCGGTGCTACGGCTGCACTAGATTGATTTATCAGTCCTTCTATTTCAAATTGAGTATTAGTAGAATTTATAATTTCTCTGCTACTATCTGCTAA